CTCAATAACGTGAATATCACGATTAAACTCTGTAAAGGCCGCACCTTCTTTGATGTCCCAATCGCCTTCTAACAGCTGCCTACGCTGCTGTTCAGGGAGTGATAGTAGCATTGCTTCATAGTCACCACCTTCAGAAAGATACGGGTTATCAGAAAGTCTTGCGGGTATAAATCGCCGTTTGAACAACGGCTTTCCTGCTTTGGCGTGACCAGCAGGATACCGCAATACTTCAGATGTGTCGGGGTCAGTTGCATCAAAAGGTTTGTTATAAGCCGATGGGTCAATAAACATCTTCTTAACCCAGTGATGCCCCCTGCCTCCGGGGTTGGTTGTTGCCCTCATAAATATTGGCAAATCAGGTGCAGTGGACCGTAGACGACTTCGCATGTAGTTCCATGCATAGGGACTAGCCCATTGTGTCAGTTCGTCAAAGCCTATCCAGCTAAATGCTAGACCCTGATAGCGCAGGACATCTTCATCTCTATCGAGGTATGACATCCACAACCTCGCCCCAGATGGCGCGGTCCACTGCATCTTTCTTTCCGACCATTTTATGCCGGGCCATATCTTCGGATACAACTCTTGTGACTTGAAGATAAGTTCACGAAGTTCTTCTGTTGTATGTCGAAGAAGCAACCCACTAAATTGTGGGTGACCCATGTAACGCAGAGGGTCAGCCAACATCGCATATGACTTACCACCACCTGCACTACCCCCATATAAAACTTCTCGTTCACTTGCCGCTAGAAACTCTGTCTGTGGTCCGGGGTTCGGTTTAAATAATACGTTTGCTGTTTCTTCAATAGCAGCAGTTTCGTATTCAACCTCTGCAATTTCAACTGTTGGCAGCGGCTCTTGTTGCGCCTGTTCTTTCTTCTTCAAGGGCTTTCGCTTTGGCGATTGCCGTTTCCGCATACTTTGCCCACTCGCGGAGGCTTTTAGCTTTGTTCTTACGTTGTCGCTCATTCGCTAACCGTTTCCTTAAACCTACATGTGATATGTATCTATTAGTATTTGTACTTAACCAATTTGCTACTTCACGATAAGAATATTGATTTACATGATACCTTGCTTTTTCTAACAAGTCAAGTTCTGTTGGGATTGGGTCAAGAATGGTTGAGTCTTCTTCATTGACTTTGTAGCCGAATGGTACGGTACGTGCAATGCGTGGAATTTGTACCCACTCGTTCTGTTCTTTAATGTCTGTTGGTTGTGGAAGTTTCCACTTGCCTATACTTTTAGTCATCGTCACTTGCTGGTGCTTTAGGTGGCATAAGCATAACACCGCCGCTTGCTTCTACCTGTACCTTCTCTGTCTTAATCAAACCAGTACGGTCAAGCAATTCTTTTGCAGCTGACATCTTATCACGAATGCCAAGTTCTGTGGGGTCATACAAACCACCAACCATAGCCATTGCTGCTTTAGGTGCGTTACGAGCCATATACATCTGTGTGGCTTCAAGGATTTCTTCCTTCAAACCTTTTACAATCTCAGACGTGCTTGAGCCTTCAGAATAGCCAGCAAGTTTCTTTGCTGCTACAATGTCACCACCTGCTTCATCAAAAAGCACGGCAAGCAGTTTCTGTTGTTTTTCTGTAAGTTCTCTTGCCATTACATCATCTCAAAATGTGGGGCATCAATAAATGGTCTGCGACCTTGTGAACGGCGTAAATCAATGTATGCATTCATAGCTTCTTCTGCTGTACCTGCATACTCCCGAATATCACCTTCACTCCATGCGGCTCCCCACTTAACTGCCACACCTTGGTTTCTTGCTGCTTCTGCCATAGCATCACAGATGTCATCATAAACATTTAGTTCCCATGAAATATCAGAACCAAAATAGGCAACAAGGTCTACGGCTCTACCTTCAAGGTGCTTTGATTTCATAGTCTGTGAGCGTCCTTCTGCAACCAAACGCTTTTGTTCTTCTAGTGTACGCAATCCATATGTTACACCGAAATCTACTTTTGTGAGGCGAATAGCATCTTTAACCACCTCAACTAAATCTTCATTTACACCTTCAAGTTTAGATAGGCTTCTTGAACTTAATTGAAAAGACATGTAGTGTTCCTTACTTTATGCTACGGGATTCAGATATTCTATGATTTGACTGACCCGGATGTTTTCCTTCGTGATTCATCCACACAGCGAATGCGCCTGTCATTGCCCCAGTTACCACAGATACTAAACCAGCCTGTGCTGCACTGGGTTCTGGTAAGGACATGAACCACTCGACTACACGCCAACTCATTAGCGTCATTACGAGCATCATAAATCTTGGTAGGAGTTTCCATTCTAGTATTTTTTCTGCAGCCATTATTTCTTCCCGAATAGTTTAGTAGCACTACGAACACCAAAACTTGCAGCCACAATAACGCCTAAAGTATATTGATACCATTCGGGCATAGTCTCTAGCGCAGCAAATCCGTTTGCTACTACCTCTCTACCCCACTCGCCTGTGAATACAAGTATAAGAGGAATAGAAAACAAAATAGTTAGCCATTCGTCTTTCCAACTATTCTGTGAACCCTGCGCCATAATTTTTTCCCAGTCAGCTTCACTGGTTGCGCGGGATAACATAATCTGTGCTTCAGCTTCTGCTTTAGCAACTTTAGCTTTTGTTTCGGCTGCTTTGGTTTCTACTTTACCGTTTAGCCATGTCCCTGCTAAATCTGCAATAGGACCAATCAACATATTTAACATTATGTGCCTCGTCTAAACTGTGCAGTCTTCTTTGCAATCTTCTTAGGCTGCCGTACAAATTGTTTACCTGCACTTGTGCCTTCTCTTTTGGCTCTAGTTGTAGCACTATATTCCGCACTTGTCAAGGACTTTATTGCTTTTTCTGGTAAATATCTTTCACCAGTCTGTCCAGAAGGTTTGCCACTCTTAGTGCGCCACTTTTGTTTTGTCCATGCTTTAAGACTTTTTTGCGACTTTGCTAGTGCCATTATACCATGCCTCTGTTTTTCATTCCGAAGTAAACAACAGCTGCTAAAAATCCTACACCAATAATCATAGCAACTACAAGAACTGTAATCTCTATAAACTTTTGTCTACGCTCACGTTGCCTATATAAAGTTTCTTGTCTTTGTTTACGTATGTCGGCTTCCATACGAATAAGTTCATCCCATTTAGATTTACCTAATGTTAAACTTATCCACTGCCTCAACTCTTCTCTTTGTTCATGTGCCTTTTGTTTACGAGCAAATGCTTGAATAGCTTCTTGTTCAACAGTTTGCCCAGCAAATAGTTTTTTAAAGATTGGTGGATTCTTAGCTTCTCGTTCTGCCTGTTCAATATCAGACAGCGCACCCATCCATCTGCCTATATCCGAAGCCATCTGTTCGATGTCACGGCCTACCGCAAATCCTTTTTTAATAGTACTAAAAGCCGCTGAAGCGGTTGCCATTGCGGATATGGGGTCCATTTAATATATCCTTATTTTATTTTGGTCTACGTACTTGGGAATACAATAAACCGTTGCTCGGTCCTGCGGGTCTAGGTAATCTCTATATCTGTAGTTTCCGTACCTCTTCGCTAGTTTAGATGCAAAATAATTACAGTCATTTACATCCCAGAAATACATGTCATTGCTAAGAAGCTGTCTGGACTCACCTGTTCCCAGATAAAGCATAAGCAAAAACACATGTACCATTAATCACTATTTATATCCACCGCCAGCTGCTTTATATTCACGTGCCAGCATCTGTGCCTTACGTGCTGACCATTGTCCGGGCTTACCGCCCTTGCTACCAGCTTTAATCTTTTCAAATAATCTTTTTCTTAAGGCTGGCTTAGTGTAGTTGCCAGCTTCATTAACTCTACTTTTGCTCTTCGCTTTAGACTTCTTCGGTTTGCTAGTTTTTCTAACTGCCCCGCCTTTCGCAAGTTTCTTGCCTTTCGCCACTCCTTCAATTGTTCCTTTGTTGGCTGATGCGTAGAAGATGTCTTCACCTTTTTTCTCCCCATACTTCTTGGTCATAGCAGCTTTAATCTTTTTTCCTTTTGTAGTAAGAGGCATCTCCTTTAACTCCTCTGCGGTATGAATGTTTCTTCGACATTGAAGACTACGGTAATAGAGTCTGTAGCACTGGCTAGTCCACGAAACTTGTCGCCTTTGTAGAACCACAAGCTATCTGTAATCTGTAGCAAACTGTTTGGTGGCATCACAACTGTTTCAGCTAGTGTGTGATATGTAGTGTTCTGTACATCGTAATAGTCTAAACTAAATGTTTGTGTACTAGACGATGCATTATTTACATATATAGACTTAACATTAGTTTCGTAGTTGGCAGGTACTGTGTACAAGTCAGCG